TCTGCAACGTTCGACCCTATGCTGATTCGGTGGTCTGACCAAGAAGACCCTGCAAACTGGACACCAGCCACTACAAACCAAGCAGGTGACTTGCGACTATCCAAAGGTACAGAGATCGTAACGGCTAAACAGTCACGCCAAGAGGTACTTGTTTGGACTGATTCTTCTCTTTATTCGCTTCAGTACCAAGGTGCGCCGATCGTTTGGGGCGTGCAGTTGGTGGGCGATAATACCTCTATTGCCTCTCAAAATGCCGTTGGATTTTCTGGTGGTGTGGCTTACTGGATGGGTAAAGACAAGTTCTATTCCTATGATGGGCGCACGCAAACACTACCTTGTGACGTTCGGCGGTTTGTATTTAACGACTTTAACGAGTTGCAGTACGACCAAGTATTTGCGGGAACAAACGAAGCGTTTCACGAGATATGGTGGTTCTACTGCTCACAAAACAGCCAGACGATCGACCGATACGTTGTCTACAACTACCTTGAAAAGACGTGGTACTACGGCACGATGGCGCGTACAGCGTGGCTTGACTCTGGACTGCGTGACTACCCACTAGCGGCTTCATATACATACAACTTGACCAACCACGAGTTTGGCACCGACGACAACGAGACAGGCACTCCTGTGCCGATTTCAGCGTCCATCACGTCTGGGCAGTTTGATATAGATGACGGGGATCGGTTTGCGTTTATCTGGCGCTTGATGCCGGACATGACGTTCGATGGCTCTACGACGGACGATCCTCATGCCACTATGAGCCTGTTGCCGTTGGCTAACTCTGGTTCGGGTTACAACAGTCCTACATCTGAGGGAGGGTCCAACTCTGGTACGGTAACACGTACGGCTACAGTGCCTATTGAGAAGTTTACAGGGCAGGTAAACACGCGCGTGCGTGGCCGTCAGATGTCTATCAAAGTTGAATCAGATTCTCTTGGAGTTCGATGGCAGTTAGGTTCACCACGAGTGGACATGCGCCCTGACGGGAGGCGCTAATGGCTAACGAATTAGAGCGTCCTGCTCCTCCTGCGTTGCCTCTTGCAACCGAGACTTACGATCGCCCGTTTATGGACCAGAACAGCAATGTTCTGCGGCTGTTTTTTACACGCCTTATAAACGCGTTTGATAACTTAGTCAGCACTGAAGACGGTGGTAAGTTTCTTCATTTTCCGTATGGTGTTTTTTACAGTACCGTAGACCAAACAGCGGCAAACCCTAATACAGGTTATGCAGTTACGTTTAATACGACCCGCGCCAGCAGTGCAGTTACTGTCGCAAGTAACTCTCGTATTACTGTTGGTAACGATGGGGTGTACCACATAAAGACAACACTGCAACTTGAGTCTACAAACAGCTCTTCTAAAATTGTGTCTATCTGGTTGGCGGTAAACGGCACAGCTCAGATTAACAGTGCACATGAGTACGTTATTTCAGGGTCTGGCAACAAAGATATAGCCAATTGGAACAGTTCATTAGCGCTTTCCGCTAACGATTATATGGAAGTGTTTTGGGCTACTGATGACGTAAACGTCACGCTTAACGCAAGTGCCGCGTCTTCACCTCGACCTGCTGTTACATCTGCATCGGTTGCGGTAACATTTGTTAGTAATACATAACGGCTGGGCAACTAAATGGCGTATTACGTAGGCACAAAAGAGTTTCCCAGCATTACTGCGGCGCTGGGGTACCTGCGTGCAAATAGACCGCCCGGTCTTGGAATTACGACAAAGCCGGTAGGCGGGAAACCTGCGCCAGCTCCTGCTCCGCCTGTAAAAGGAGCACCCCCGCCAAAACAAGCACCTATTGTGCGCCCTCCTGCGCCAGCTCCTGCTCCTGCTCCTGCGCCAGCTCCTGTTAGGTTTCCTACACCGCCACAAAATGAACGAGAAGATAGAGAACTACAGGAACGTATTCGTGCAGAGGCTGAAGCCAGACGTGTTGCTGAGGAAGAAGCCAGACGTAGAGCCGCTGAAGAAGCCGCCAGACGACGCGCAGAGGAAGAACAGCGTAGACAGCAAGAAGAAGCCAGACGTGCCGCAGAAGAAGCTGAAGCCGTTGCCAGAGCTGAGGAAGAAGCTAGACAACGTGCTGAAGAAGCCGCAAGGGTAGCCGCTGAAGCTGAAGCACGCCGCCAAGCCGAATTAGAAGCGCAACGTGCGGCAGAAGCCAGACGTATTGCTGAGGAAGAAGCGGAACGTAGGAGAGCGGAAGAAGAGGCCGCTAGACTCCGCGCAGAAGAAGAGGCACGCCAACGTGCGGCAGAAGAAGCCGCAAGGGTAGCCGCTGAACGCGAAGCCGCCCGTATTCGTGCCGCACAGGAAGAGGCTCGACGCCAAGCAGAAGAACGTGCACAGAGAGAAGCGGAAGAAGAGGCTCGACGGCAAGCTCAAGAAGAAGCTCGTTTACGTGCAGAGGCAGAAGCAGAAGCTCAACGGCAAGCAGAGGAAGCCGCGAGACTTGAAGCTGAACGTGAAGCCGCTCGTATCCGTGCAGAAGAGGCTGAAAGACAACGTGCGGCAGAAGAGGCTGAAAGACAACGTGCAGAAGAAGCTGAAAGACAACGTGTAGCGGAAGAACTTAGACGCCAGCAAGAAGCGGCGGAGGCTATTCGCCGTGCGGAGGAAGCTCAACGCGCCGCTGAAGCCGCCGCTAGACAACGTGCGATAGAAGAAGCTAGACGTCAAGCAGAAGAGCAACGTAGAGCCGAAGAAGAAGCTAGGCAACGTGCGGCAGAAGAGGCCGCTAGACGCCAAGCAGAAGAGACCCGACGCCAAGCCGAATTAGAAGCGCAACGTGCGGCAGAAGAGGCGGAACGTAGACAGCAAGAAGAAGCCGCAAGGGTAGCCGCAGAAGAAGCCGCTAGGCGTGCAGAAGAAGCCCGTGCCGCAGAAGAAGCGGCCCAACGTGCGGCAGAAGAAGCCGCTAGACAACGCGCCGCAGAAGAAGCTCGTATCCGTGCAGAGGAAGAAGCGGCTAGACGCGCCGCAGAAGAGGCGGAACGTGCCGCCGCAGAAGAAGCAGAACGCCGTGCCGAAGAAGCTGAACGGACTCGTAGAGAAAATGCACCAGACGATGACTCTAGAGATACCGGCGGAGGTTTTCCCTCAGCTCCTGCGCCAGCTCCTGCTCCAGCTCCTGCTCCAGCTCCTGCTCCAGCTCCTGCTCCAGCCCCGGCCCCTGCTCCAGAATCATCAGAGCAAACGTTTACATTTTTTAGGGGTGCCGAGCGTGGAGGTGCTAGCCCTACTTTTCTGTATGGGCAGAGAGAAGTTGTTCAGGCAACTGAAGCGGACTTACGAGCTTATTTTGAAGATCCTGAACAGACAAACAGATTACCAGAAGTATTTGGGTCTTTTGATAGATATCTAGCCTATATGACCGAGCGAGAACAGCTCATACAGTCAGGTGATTATGATGTAGGTAACTGGCACGAATACACTGGTGGATTGACTGACGATGATTTGATGATCCTCGAAGGCGAAGATCTGACTCAGTATGGAGACGATGCTTCTTCTACCTATGAAGAGTTGTTCCAACAACGCACAAACGAACAAACAGCGGCGTACAACAATTGGATTAACTCTGATGCTAACCAAGCATTACTAACAAAATATGGTGTGTTCCCTACATTATACAGTGACTCAGGCGACAAGTTTAGATGGAACGGGTCTGCCTATGTAAAAGTAGAGGACGTAGAAAATTTAGACACTTTTGACTACGTAAAAATCGGCTTGCAAGTCGCTATGTCAGTTTATATGGGACCGCAAGTAGGCAATGCTTTAGCTAGTATAATAGGTACTACTGGGTTACCTGCCGCCGCCGCTTCAGTCATCGGCCAAGTTGTTGGTAACGCTGTAGTTCAAGCTGGTGTTACTGGCGAAGACATAAGTATCGACCCAGAAGACTTTGTACAAGCCGCAATCTTTCAAAACATAGGAGACATTTTTAACGCGGTAATTGACTCCGATGCAGTTTCAGGAGTAACCGACGGAATATCAGAGTGGTTAAACACTAATGGCCTCGCTTTCTTACAGGAAGAAGGCGGCGATTTTACGTCGTTCATGGACGTTATTAACGACCTCACCAATGTTGTTTATGACGCAGGTGCATTGGGAGTAGAAGGTGTATTGGATGCCGCTGGAGTTATTCTTGGGCCAGTGTTTACCGCAGGTGCTGAATTACTCAACGCATTGGGTTACGAGTTTGGAGAACCCGGTAGTAGCGTAATCATGAACCTTGTCAATGATTTTGCGGAAGGTGAATATAAAACTTTTGAAGAGTTTGCTCAGGCGGCAGTAAACGCAAGTGACGGTTTTGAAAGCGTAGACGACCTTTACGCAACAATCCAAGGGTCAACAACTCTTTACAACGCTTTTCAAGACGCCGTTGATTTAGCAAACGAACAGAATGCTAATTTAAATTTCCAACTGCCCGAGTTAGATCAAGAAGACGAAGACGAAGGTCCGTCTGATATTTTCACAGACGAAAGCGTATTCGACATGCTGTCTGCCATAATGACGGGAGAGCAAGGATTACCTGAAGGCACTCCCCCTGAAGTTTTAACCGCGTTACAAGATATTATACGTGGTGCAAACGATGACGAGCTTCGAGAAATAGCCGAGCAGATTGCAGATGCTGGTGGATTCGAGCAGTGGTACGAGGGACAAGACCAAAGTGGTAGAGAGACAATTTATGTAGATGCAGAAGGTAATCGATACGGTAGAAATGATATTCGTTACGACCCTAATACCGGTGAGTTTGTAGTCGAAGAAACGGGTGCGCCTGTATCTGCTATGTACGAGGTAACAACTGAAGGCGGTACTCGTATTCTCTACGACGAGAACAATAACCCTACTCGTGTCACTGCCGAAAATGGAGACGCCTATATTTTTGATGCTGATACTCGAATGTGGCGTCAAGAAGGATTTGATCCTGAATCTGAACCAACACAACGTGAAATAGATCTTTCCAACGCGATAATGAACCGCACGTATGAGGTTGATCGTCAGAATTATATTGATGAGTTTGGACGTACGGCACTTGAAGCGAGAGAAACTCAAGATATTGCACCATTTTTAGATTTTTTACGGAGTAACGACCCATTAACGCAGGTTGATAGAGACGGTAATTCGACTATTACCCCTACGGTAGAAGCGGCCTTAATGGATATTTTTGATGTAGAGACCGCAGAAGAACTAGCACATGCACTTGCTGGGCAGGGGTACTACGTACGACGTTTGGGAAATCAAATTGTTGTTGATTTTGGTGAACCTCGTAACATCGAATACGATGAAGACGGTAACTTAATTATTAATGAAGGCACTATCGAAGACTGGGGTGACCGTACAGTAACACCTACAATCGGTGAAGTTGATGATGACATAGAAACAAATTACTACTCAGCACCTGAACCTCCAGAAGAGCCTGACGCTACAATTGATGAAGTATTAGATCGTGAGTACGAGTCAGAGCCAGAAGAAAACGAAGAAGAGTCCGAAGAAGAGTCCGAAGAAGATTCAGAGGAAGGCGATCCTGCTGAAGATAGCGAAGAGTCTGAAGATAGCGAAGAGTCTGAAGAAGGCGAAGAAGCTGATCCAGCACCTGAACCTCAGCCACAACCTGAACCAGAACCGCCAGTAGATGGCCCAATAAAAGGGGATCCGCCAAAACAAACGCCGATACCTCAACCCGAACCCGAACCTGAACCTCAGCCACAACCTGAGCCAGAACCCGAACCTGAACCTCAGCCACAACCTGAGCCAGAACCCGAACCTGAACCCCAGCCACAACCTGAA